AAAATAGTTTTCCCCAAATCAATGCATCTTCATAAGTTTCAAATGATTTTTTGTCAAGTTTAAAATTTTTATCCTTGTTCATAAATAAAATGTAAACCGTATCTTTCATGTTTATTTGTTTTTGTTTTGACAAATATAATACACGAATTTAGTTCGTGCAAGTTTTTTAGTAACTTTTTACAAAGTTTTTTGTAATTATTTTATAACTGCTTGAAAACTAGCTAAATAAAATTACGTTAAATTGGTATCTGAGAAATAAGAAATTTAACTACCCGCCATAGGTAGCGACGAAAATAAACAAGCGCACCACCTATAAGCATATAAAGCCACCATTTACACCGTTTCTGCTGTGCTTTGATAGTATCTATCGCCTTTTTGTATTCAGTGCGTAAACGAGCTTCTATTTGCTTCGTATCGGCTTTCTCCTTTATTCTAATAGTGTCGCGAATTAACTTAGTCTCGTATCTGAGTAAAGGTCTATCCTGATAAACTGTCCTAGTTTCTATCTCGTGTAGCGTGTCAACTCGTATTACATCGTTTGTAATAGTGTCGTGAACTTTAATAAGTCGTATAGTTCTATTTGTTACTGTCTCCTTTTCGGGCCTCCATCCTTTTTTTACCGCCTTTTTAACGTGCCACGTCGGAGAGCATGAAGCGAATAATAGTATGATCAATAAGTATCTCATAGCGGGAATTTATAAGAATCAGCTGATTTATTTATTTTGTCTACTCCGTCTTTTCTGCTTCTAACTGCGCTCAGTTCTAATATACGACCTCCTACAGTCTTTGCTGGTGCGCCCCTTTCAACGTGCCAGCCTTTAGAACCGTCTCCGTACTCTTCTTTATAAGTTCCTGTTATTGCTAGATGAATATCTTTGAGCTGTATCTCGTAATTTGCTGCGTGCGTGTTTAGAATTTCAACACTATCGTTTCTACAGCTGTTTTCGTGTATATGTCCCATTGAGAATATATCGAAGCCCTCGTACATTTCTGTAGCTCTAGTTAAGTTTATAGCTCCCTTTGTAACTATTCCTCCTCCTCCTGAGCCGTGAAAGTATTTATGTTTAAAAGCTGTTTTAGAATTACCATTAAGTGTTAGCTCGTAAATCATCCAGCCACCATAACCGCCTGTATAGATAGAAGTGCCGTAGGTCAAGTTAAACAAGTCTACAAACCTCTGGAGAACGTCCGTTTCTTGCCATTTAATAATAGATGTCTCGTGGTTACCGTAACCAATAATAGTCAGAATATCTTTATAAGGCTCAAACCATTCTACAGCCGTTTGAATAACACTATCTAAATAGCGGGCGTTGTTATGCTCAGGAAGTATGTCCGACTTGTTACCTCTTCTGTCTCCTTTACCTTGCATTAAACAAAAGAAGTCACCGTTTATATGTACAGGTATGTTTTCTTTTAAGCAGTAGTCTAAGTGCTTTTTAAGTAGCTCTCTGTCGCATTTAGGATTGTCCCAGTGTATGTCTGATAGTATGGCTATTTTTACTACGTTTCCTTCTAAACTTAGCTTGTGAATGTTTTTACCTAATCTTTCTACTTTCATAAATTGTCTATTGTTCGTGCTAGTGCTAAAGCTGTTTTAAAACGAAACTCCCAGCTTATTAATAACCTTACAGCTTCATCGTTCGTATGAAATTCTAGCTCTAATAATATAGCGGGGCAAGTTGTTCTTTTTATAATTGCAAAGTTTGCTTTTTTGTGTCCTCGATTGCGTAGCTCAGGAAACGTCTCGCTCATCTCCTTTATCCAATTATCGGCTGCCTTGTTGCTTATAAACCCGCTACCCTCAGAAGTGAACACCTCGTAGCCTCTAGCGTTAGTATTGTTAGCAGCGTTCGAATGTATAGAAACGAGTAAATCTAAATCCTTAGCGTTAGCAATAGTTACCCTAGTCGAAAGAGGTACATCTTTATAGTCGTAAGGGTCTGTGATAAACACTACTTCGTGTCCGAACTTTTGAAGCACTTGAGCGTATTCAATACCGTACTTTCTGTTGTTTACTCCCTCGTAGAACCATTTGCCATCTACAGGGTGAGGTGAGCGTTTTCCCGCTGTTACATAGTTTCCGTTTTCGTCTAGTCCACCATGCCCGCAGTCTATGCCTATTCTCATAGTTTCTTTTTAATATCTGTAATGGCTTCCTTGCCTTTACGAATCAAATGTAGTAATTTTTTGAAATAAAACTCCGCGCCCTTGTCTTTATTTATCGCGCGTATGTTTTCGTCTACGCTTAACAATTCTATGAAAACGAGTAACAAACAAGCACTCTTAGTTAATAAATGGCTTATTCCGTAGATACTTCCATCCATAATATAAACATCTATAGGGTATAGTATAACAATCAATAACTCATAGAAAAGCACTTTAAAAGCTACCCTACTTAGTTTGTGGCTTGTTATCTGCTGTTTGGTACGATAAGCCTTGTATAAGCCTAGAAACGTGTCTATAAGTATTGCTAAAGCTACTACGACCATTAACGGAGCTATCGGGGTTAAAAATACCGCTAAGCTTGTTAGTATATACCCTATAAAAGTGCTAGATTTCATTATTCTACTACTTCAAAATCTGTTGGAGTTCCTAAAAAAGCAATACTATCATCATAAACAATATACCAAAACACAGGGTTATTTAAACTTGCTTCATAATAATCTACCCAATACTGAGTAACATCGTCAGGGCTAACTGGTAGGCCGTAATGGTCTGCGCATTGTTTTCTTGCTGCTATTGCTTCCGCTTCTGTGTTGTATTTATATCCTGTTATTATCATTAGTACACTGAATAATAGTTGTTAATATCTGTTTCTATTGCAACTCTATCTGTAGATTTATCTGCATTATAAATAATATATTCTTGCATATACATATTACATCTAAAAATGTTGTTTGTTCTATCAAATAAACTAACTCTATCGCCTATGCTAGTTCCTATATTTTCGCCACCATTAACTACTTGTGTTCCATTTCCGTATAAATCCCAATCTGTTCCTGTTGTAGCACTTTTAAAGCTAATTAAACTTTGATTATTATTGGCATATATAGGTGAAAAAGATGCTCCATTTTGATAAGCTTTTATTCCTGTTGTTTCCAAAACATATGCCCCGCTTAACTTATTTCCAGAATCAAATAACCCAAAATTTCCACTTGTGCCTATTTTATCAATTACCATGAAATTAGTAATTGGGTTTGTCAAGCTTAAACCTATATATCTTAATGTATCATCACTTCCGTCCCCTAATACTGCTGGTTTTGAATTGACAACATCAACAACTCCACCGTTCACTATTCTCGGTTGATTAGCTGCTGTTGTTTGCGTCACATTATTTCCATTCCCACTTTGGTCGTACCATGTAGTAACAAAACCATCATTCGCACCCACAAAAGAAAGCAAAGAAGTCGTATCTAAATCATCACTAACAAACCCTATATCTTGTTCTGCGTTATCATTTGAACGTCGTACCCGCATACACGCGCCAGTGTAAGCTGTACGTAATTTTCTAACCGAATAAGCAACCGTTGCTGGGTATAAGTCTAGTAATAGACCAGTTGGTGCTGCTTCTCCAAACCTAAAACTGTTAATTAAATACATATTGCCGTACGTGTACATCTTATAATACTATTGCTACGCTTCCGCTAGTTAACTGAACTCCTGAGAATACTTGATTTTGTGTAGGTCGAATAATTGCACCCGCCTTTACTGCATTTGCTGGCGTTGTTACATACTCGTCTTTTACGTCTACTCCTCCTATCTTAATAGAAGCAAAAACAGTGTCCTCTAAAGTCACAATAGTATCAAAGTCTTGAGTTAACTCTGTAGCGTCGTTTATCACTTTCGTACCTTGTAAACCGCTAATAATTTCTTCTGTCTTAAATTGCATTTTGTTTTATTTTATGTTAAAATTCTTTTTATCACGATACTAGTGGAAGTACTCGCGTACCTATTAACGTTACTTTAAGCCCCGCGCCCGCAACCGTGCTACCTACTTGGTCTATGTCTATAGTCATTTCTGAATCATCCGCCAAACTAGAATCGCTTATAACAGCTTCTACAGCTGCCGTTGTGCTTGTTTTCTCCCCAGCATCAATAGTTAGTTTAGTGCTTAGTATAGTGCTTCCTTTTTCGTTTATATCCACAATAATCGTAGAACCTGTAGGAGCTGTTCCAACGCTTGCACGAACCTCGGTTAAATTCATAGCGTAAGGCATTCTAAAGGTTACTTTTTCAGTTCCAGTCGTTAATGCTGTACTTTCGTCTGAACACGCTACAATTAACTCGGCAGGTATAGTTTCTACAATTTGGTCAAACTGTATCTTTTTAGTAACGCCACCTTGAACAACCGCGTAAACATCCGTTAACGCTGGCGTAACTACCGCCGTTAAATCACTTATTCTGCTGTCTGCCATTGTTTAGCTTTTTAATGTATTTCTTTAACTTAATTACGTTCGTCTGTTTTGGCTCGTATCTCTTCATATATCTATATTACCCAGCCCCCGAAGTCGCTCTCGCTACTAGGGTACATATCTCCGTTACTATTACTATAATACTCAGGAAACTTACTTTGATTAAAACACATATAGTCTATAAATCTCCGTGTGTAGTGCTGTGCTATGTTTCGTTGTTTCTCTATTAAAAAGTCTACCTCGTTTTTACTTACCGTTTCGCTGTTTTCGGAGCCGTGTTTGTACATTCCTTTATTAGCAATCGTGTAGCTTGCGAAAGGTAAATACTCGACCATTGCCCAGTGAATAAGCATACTTTTTACGTAGTCTAATAATAGGGCTTTATAGTCCGCGTTTGCAACGTCGTCTAAAGTTCCCGCTACTATTAAAGCTTGTATCTTTTCGAGTAAGTCAGTGCCTAAGTAGTTCTGTATATGCGTGTCCTGTGCTATGTTTACGAACTGTATAAATAAGTCAACGTCTACGTTTCCGTTTAACGCTGTCTTTTTTACTATATCGTCTCTAGTTATTAGTAGTGCTTTTGCCATTATCTTGCGTCTTGTGGTCGGTTAGGGTTGT